GCCACCCATGAAGATACCATTGCCTCTTGGAATACCCGCAGTCGTTGGGGTGCATCCGGTCTGGGCGGGGCTGCCGACCATCGCCGCGCCTTCAAGGGGCTGCGTCGTATCGCCTTCGACCGCAGCGCGACAACCGACCAAAGTGCAGGTCAAACCATCGCCAAGGTGATGGAGGAGGTCCTGGGTGCTCTTGGTGAGCGTGGGGCGACAGATGCCTTGCTGCTTTGCTCGCCTGAGGTCTTCTTCAAGAAGCTGATGACCGACACCAACATCTTGACCGTCGATAAGGCTGGCCCTGCGGCCACCATTCTCAATGGTCAGATCGCCAGCATTTCTGGCGTGCCGTTGGTTATGACCCGCTGGCTCACAGCCGACCTTGCCACCACTGGCAAATACACCGGCACGGGTGCCAAGTCTGGTATTATCGGCGTATCCCGTAGTGAGTTTAGCCACTACCGTCGCCGTATGGCTATGGTCGAGATTATGAAAGACATCACCATCGGCGGGTACAACTTGGTCGCCACCCATCGCAGCTACTTCGGTACTTTGAGCGGGGCTTCTTCCAAGGTCGTCAGCTTTGGCTTCAACTGGCTCTAACCATCACGCTTTAGGAGGCTCCCCATGGGCCAAGATAGTGCAGTTACACATATCGGTGTCAGTGGCTCAAATACCAATGATACTGGATACGCCATCAATCTGACGGGTAATGCTGTCACGATCACTGGCATCGCCCTGCTTCCCAAGACCTCAGTTTCAACCCATGCAAGTAACTACATCACCACCACGATCAGCGCGGGCGGTGTAACCTTGGCAACGCACACCACCAACTCAAGCGGTGGATCTGCGATGGTCGCTGGTACGCCTCTCAGCTTGACCTTCGCCTCTACGGGCGTTGGAACGGCACTTGAGCTGGCCAGTGCTGGGGTGATCACGGTGGCCGTTGTGAGTTCGGGTACTGGCCCGGCTTACAATTTCACCAGTTACTTCCCGCTTCGTTACAACCGGGTCTAACAAATGTCGCTGATCACCACTACTGAAGCCAAGCAACAGATCCCCGGCCTTTCTGGGTCGGGTGACGATTCGCTTTTGACCGAGCTAATCAGCGTGGCTGGTGGGGTGATCGCCACTTATCTCGGCTATCCGCCGTCAAGTGTGGGCGCGACACCGACCGCAGAATCGACCTCGTATACCCGGTATTATACTGGCGAAGGTGGCCGAGAACTGACGGTCGATGTGCTCCCTGTGACGGCGGTGGCCTCTATCTATGACGATCCAAATCGCGACTACACATCGACGTATCTGGTGCCCAGCAGCGACTACGCCATCTTCGACAGCGAGGTGGGCACAATCCTGCTGACCTCGACCAGTACTCACGGTGGATGGTCTACGTCGAAGAAGGCGATCAAGGCGACCATCACAGCGGGATACACGACCGTACCTGACTGGCTGCAACATGCGGCGCGGCTGATGGTGCGCCACCTTTGGGATCTGCGTCAAAGCCAAGGCAAAATCAGCCAAGGTGCCAACGGAAGCAGCACGACTTACCGAGATGCGACGGATATGCCTGTCGAGGTCTACAAGATCCTTGGCCCCCATCGTCTACCGCGTGCCCTGGTGCCTGTATGAGCCCAGCCGATCTATCGGCACGCCTGGCCAAACTTCAGGCGACGCTGCCCAGGCAGATCGCCCAGGCCCTTGCATCGTCGGCCCTGGTGGCTGAGGCTGAGGGCAAAAAGAATGCGACCACCTTGCTCAAGGTACACTCTGGGCGGCTGCGCAATTCGATACGCACCGAGGTACATGACGACGGCACGGCCCACCAGATGGCCTTGCGGGCGGGCGGTGAGCGTGACGTTGTGTATGCACGCATTCAAGAGCTTGGCGGAACGGTAACGCCCAGGAATGGCAAGTTTTTGGCTATCCCCTTGGCACCAGCACTGACCGGTGCTGGGGTGTCGAGGTACAAGAGCCCTCGTGATGTGCCTGGGCTAAGCTTCAGAGGCAACGCCAATCGGGGCGTGCTGGTCGATAAAGCGGGCGTGCCGTGGTATGCTTTAGTCAAGAGCGTCACTATCAGACCAAAATTCTACCTCAAGGCCGCCCTTGGCACTGCCTCGACTGACCTGTCGAGACGTTTGGGCGCGGTCTTGTCTGATGCCCTGGGTGCTGCATGAGCGTCGCCACCTCGATATTGGCGGCTGTGAAGACAGCCCTTGAGGGTATCTCTGGCCTGTCGGTGGTGCGTGGCCGCCCCAACTCACTGACTGAGGGACCATCTGGCCCATGTGCCTGGGTCGCAGCGGGTGACCTTACCAGCGACCACGGACCTGAGCTGACCGGGTACAATCAGACCTTGCTCGTAGATGTGGTCGCCGTTGTGACGGCTGCCTCGGATTTTGGCGACCGAGAAGATGCGGTGCTGACTCTGGCTGACCAAGTGGCCGAAGCGATACAGACCTCGACCACCCTGGCCGCTTTGCTATCGGTCGCGCCGATCGTCGGTCAGCGAGTACAGGCTGAGGCTGTGGGCCTGCCTGGATATGCGGTGTTGGTCACCGTCATTCAGTGTCAGTGGTTGTCTGACAGTGGGAGTGGCCTATGAGTTGGGGCAGATTCGGGACCACCGTACCCGGCAAGCGGGTATCCATCACCCTCGACAGCACGGCTGGATCGGGTAGTGCCAACTATTCGGTAACCATCCCAGCAAACCTGGGAGATTTTTGGGATACCATCGACGCCAGTGGCAATGAGCTACGGGTCACCGACTCAGACGGCTATACCGTTCTGACCTATGATCTATCGGGATTCAGCAAGACAAACCGCACTTGCACCATCAGAATCGGCAGCCACACCGTAGGCGCTGCTGAGATGGGCCAAGCTTTCCTCTATTACGATATGTCGGGCGCATCGACAGGCGCTGGCTCGCCCTCAACGTCGGCCCCCAGGAGCGGGTATATCGACGTTGGTGGCGTACAGAACGCCATCAAGCTACGCCCCCAACGCCCTGGTGATGCGCGCCCAGCCGATGTGATGGTCAAAGACGCAGGCGCATCCGATTGGGTGTGGATTGACCTGGGAAGCGTGCTCGATAGCATGTTTCTGCCCAGTGATGGCCGTGAGGACTGGGAAGAGATCTCGCGAGTCACATACACAGTCGAGGCCAGTGGATCTACTGTGTCGTCAATGATCAGCGTCACCTCAATGCGGGTGATAAATGGCCGGTATATCCGCATGATTTTGAAGGCCGGTACGACAGCGGTTGACAACGTGTTGATCCTGACCGTCACGACCGCATACCCAATTCAAACGACTGGCAGAATCTTGGTTTTCCGAGTTCTGGTCAAGGTCAAAAACGTAACGGAGACATAATCGATGCCCAGCCCTTACAATAGCCTCAAGACTCAGGCTTCTTTCGGTGTCGAGTCTACACCCGGCACGGGCGTGTCAACGACCGTAGGCACCAGGGTCAAGGCGGTGGATCTGCAAGCCAAGGCCACCCACAACCCTGTCGAGGATTTGTATGGTGATGGCACGTCCGCCGTCGCCTCAGACTCTTTCCTGAGCATGGTCGATGTCTCTGGGAACCTGCGCCTCAATGCCTGCTATCAGGGCGGTGCATTGGGTATGATCCTCTACGCCCTGATGGGCACGGTGGTCGATGCAGGGGCGGGCCCCTATACCCACACCTTCACCGTCTCTGATCCTAAGGCATTGACCGTCGATATTGAGCGCGGCAACAGCGCCAAAGATGAGATAATGCAAGGTTGTAAGCCCAGCAAGTTCAGCCTATCGGTGCAACCCGGTCAGGTGGCTGAGGTCAGTGTCGATTTTGTTGGCATGACGGCTACGGCACGGGGCACCAATACCCCCGTGGCACCAGCGACGCCCTACCTTGTGAAGCATAGTCATGTTGGCACGCTGGGTTTCGACAGCGCGACCTACACCCAGGCATCGTTCACACTGACCGTCGATACCAAGGCGGCACGGCTTGACCAGCTTGGCAGCGCCTATAGTGATGAGCCAGTCCGTACTGGTATGACCGAGGTCACACTTGAGGTTGAAATTGTCGGGCGCACCAACGCCCTTCAGGTGGCTGCATTGGCTGGCACCCAGGGCAACGTGACGTGTACCATCACTGACGGTACACGTTCATTGGCTATCACCTTACACAATGCCAAGGTCGTATCGTACAGTGACCCCATCACCACCGTCGGCGTCATTCGCCAGCGGGTGACTTTTCGAGGCCATGGCGACGGCACCAATCACGGGCTGGCCATCGTCTTGACCAACTCAGATGCAACCTATGGTGTCTCGTGAGCTTCCTGAGGACCCTGGCCGCTCAGGCCACTGAAGTCGAGTATCCGCCTGGGTCTGGGTTGAAATATCGCCTCAAGGCCCTGGTGGGCGCTGATTTATTATGCGAGCATATCGCCCTCTTGGCCGCCATCATGCCCCCATCACAAGCCGACCGAGAGGTCAGTGCTGCGATCAATGAGGCGACAGGGGCCGACAAAGAGGCCCTTCAGACCCAGGCCAATCAAGAGCTGATGCTGCGGGCCATGGACCCCGATCTGCAAGCCCGTGCATGGCAGCTGGCATGCGCCTGTGTGGTGGGCTCGGTGGTCGAGGCTTGTGGTGGTGATGGTGTTTGGGAGCCGATCAAGGTGGTGGCTGATGATGCTGCTCGTGACCTGGGCGCGACACCCCCGCGCGTGCATTTGAGCGACCTTGCACCGGGTACTATCAAGTATCTTGCTAACATTATTCGCAATCTGAGCTTCGGCGGGGAGGACGCAAGGCAGCGTGTAGCCCGATTTCTCAGAGAACAGGCCCCTATGCCTGCTTCTGGCGAGGTTGGGTAAAATGTTTGGACGCCTGCCCTCTGAGCTATTGGCGTTGACCCCAGAAGAAATGGGCGTCAACATCGCGTGCATGGAGGCGTGGGACGAGAGTAACAGCGAGACGATCAAGAACAACAAGGCCACCGTACAGCTAATCAGAGAGGTGTAAGGTGGCTAATCAGATAGTCGAGTACATCTTACGCGTCAAAGACGATGCGACAGCGACGCTGAAAGA